CGTGTTCACCGCTGCCGAGTTTAATTACAAGCAGTTGGCGGGCAATGTGGTTATCTCCGGTCTTGAGCAAGTCGAGAACTCTGGCCCAGAGCAGATTTTCAATCTTCTCAAAAGCCGGATTCGGAACCTTGAGAAATCGCTCAAGAACACGATGGCGACTTCGCTTTATGCAGACGGCACCGGAACTGATTCCAAGGAAATCGGTGGGCTGCAACTGCTGGTTCCCGGCACCGTGGGTAACACGGTTGGCGGGATCAACAGTGGCACCTACACGTTCTGGAAGAATCAGGTGTATGACTTCTCGACGGAAACCATCACTGCTTCCGCAACCACAATCCAGACGGCCATGAATACCTTGTGGCTTGCCTGTATCCGTGGTGCGGATCGTCCTGACGTGATTGTCGGTGATACCAATTACTTTGGTTTCTACTGGTCCTCACTTCAGACGAACCAGCGGTTTACATCTGATGAGTCGGCGTCGGCTGGTTTCATGAATCTTATGTTCATGGATGCGCCGGTCTACTACGACGATCAGTGCCCAGCGAACAAGATTTACATGCTCAACACGGACTATCTCTTCCTCAGATATGCGGAAGGCCGTGAGTTTGTGCCTCTTGGCGAGAAGGCTTCCGTAAACCAAGACGCTCTTGTCATGCCTGTTGCATGGGCCGGAAATATGACGGTCAGCAATCGCGCACGGCAGGGCATCATCCAAGCCTAGTAGGAGGGTTTAATGCCTTATACAACTCAAAGTGCAGTTGGCATTGACTTCGATGGCGGGACTGAATCAACCCCGTCACAGGCTCTTGGAACCAGAATGGTGGCAACCGATGCCTCCGAATGGCTCTACGTCACGGGCGGCGCTACCGTTGCCCAGTACGACGTGGTTGCCGTGACGGAAGCATACTCTGCCGTTCCGATTACCAAGGCGCTTGTCGATACTGGCGAACTCGTTGCTATAGCCCCAGAAGCGATTACAAGCGGGGAATACGCATGGGTTCAGTTGAATGGAGTTTGCACGATTAACGTCTTGGCAAGTGCTGCCGCAGATGTGATTTTGTACTCTTCGGCAACAGCCGGAAGTCTGGACGACACCGCGACTTCTCAAACGAGAGTCGATGGCATCAAGCTCACAACGGCGCGAGGCGGAACGGCGGGAAGTGCCGCTGGTCTTGGCTCGTATCCCAAGTCGTTTGTGATCTAACCGAAAAGGGAGTGCGGGGGCGGAAACGTCCCCGCACAACTGCCTATGAGCAATATCAGGATTGAGTTTCTACCCAGTGAAAGTGATGGGCCGGACTTGGTTGAAATCCGTCGCGTTGGTGATCCAAACACTGTTCTTTACAAGGTGACGGAAAAGGTTGAATGGCTGGAAGAGCATTTTCCGGCTGAACTTGCGGCTTATCAGAAAAGCGGCGGGCAAGTGGCGGCTGCTGCTATCAAGCCAAGGGGCTTTGAGTTGACGACATTGAAGGGAGTTGGCCCACGAAGGGCGCAGACTCTTATCAATCAGGATGTAAATACTGTTGAGCAGCTTGCCGAGCTATCGGACGCAAGTGTTGGAAGCCTCGGTGCCGGGACGGTGGATTTACGCAAACAAGCCCGTGACTATCTTGCCGAGCAGTCCGGGCAATCACCAAGGCAGGTTATTGGATGACACTGCTCACGATATGCCAAGACGCAGCCAAAATCATCGGGATAACTGCGCCTGATTCTGTTACCGCGTCAACGGATACGTCTGTTATCCAGCTTGAGGCGTGTGCAAATCAGGAAGGCCGCGCCCAAGTCCAACGGTATAAGTGGGAAGTTTTAATAAAAGAAGGAAGCCATACGACTTTGGCTGCTGAAAGTCAGGGCACAATGGTTTCGATTGCGAGCGACTTCGGGCGCTTCAGCAACAACACGATGTGGAACCGCACGACGGACAGAACCTATTACGGCCCGATCACAGACTCCGAATGGCAGCGTGTTCTAGCGGTTGTCAGCGGCGGCATTACCAACTATTTCCGCATTCGTGGCGGGTTGCTGCTTATGCACCCGACGCCCACGGCAGGGGAATCCGTCAAGTTTGAATACCTTTCCAAGTACTGGGTGGATACGTCCGGTGGCTCTACCGCCAATGCGGACAAGTTTAGCGGCGACTCGCAGACTACTGTTCTGGAAGAGGAACTGGTTATTCTGGGTGTCGTCTGGCGGTTTCTAAAGATCAAAGGCTTGCCGTTCCAGCAGCAGTTCATGGAATATCAGTCCCGTATCGAAGAATACAGCGGACATGATGGAGCCAAACCGATCCTGCGTATGGGCGGCCCCAACAGGGCTATTCTTGCGCTTAACGTGCCGGAAGGTAACTACGGCTTATAAAGGAGATTGGAATGACACACCCAAGCAAAAACGTTCAGGCCGCTGCTAGAAAACTTTCAAAAAGTAAGGCCAAAGAAGATAGAGCAAACCAAGATTCTCGCCAGCCTCTCTACAACTATAAATCCGGTAGGGGCATTATGGACTCACCATCACGTGAAAAAGCAAAAGCGGGCAAGCGTGGGATGCGATTATCCACTATTAACGGCCCTAAACCGTAAGGCCCTCTGATGCCGGATCTATATGGCGAAATGCTCGCACGGACGCTGAACAGAGGCGCACCGCCGGGGCATTCTGCTGCCTATATCACGCCGCAAGAAGCCCTACAATTACGCGCTTCCGGCGGGGGCGTTGCTCCCGGCGGTGGGCAGTATATGGCTAATGGAATTCCCAGTTTTCAAGGAGAATCGGGGGATTATGATTCAAGCACCGGAGATTATGGGCCACCGGATGCGACTGGTTCCACAGGAAGTGGTGCTGGTAGCGGCGCAAGCGGCGGCGGCGATGATGACAGCTTTTCGGCTCCTTCCGGAGCTTTGGGCGGTTTAGATGTTACCGGTGTTAGCGCAGTATCAGCCGCTCAAGCAGCTGCACAACAAACGGGCGGGACTACGCATGGAATAGCAGCTAGAAATATCGAAAGAGCTATTAACAATCCTAATTTGTATAACAAGAGTACAAGCACATGGACGGAAGCTGGTGTCACTGAATTAGGTAAAGACATTAGCTCTAGTCCATTCTCGGCTGGATACTATTCGCCTGCCGCTACATTGGCTCGAAACAATAGAGATGCAACTGCGGGGCAAGTTGCTGCGGTAAACCAACATTCATCTCGAACGGGCGGTTATTCGGTAAACGATCCTCATGGCAACGTATCCGTCCCGGCTGGGATGAATATGGGGATGATTCCTGCGCTGGCAGGCACCATAGCCGGGTTTGCATCTCCTTTTGGGCTACCGATGATGATGGCCGGTTATCCTACATTGACGAGCCTGGGATTAAACGCCGCTAGAGCGGACACAGGAATGATCGGATCAGCCATGAGAGGATTTCAAACTAATATCACTGATCCTATTAACCGAGCATTTGATGTTGTCACCGGACCGGTAGATAAGTTGGGCGACTTTCTTGGAAGCGGCGTCAGGGCCGGTGCATCTGCTGTGGGTGACTTCCTTAACGAAAATGTTGTTGGCCCCCTTGGGCAGCGCGCCACCGATTTAGGAGAAGATATCACCGGAGCATTTCCGGATTTACCGGGTTTTTCTCTAGGAGATGTCCTTTCCCAAGGTGAGACGCCAGTTGGCACCTTCCAAGACCCCCAGACAGGGGGGAATCAGGAGGTATATGTTCCACCGCAACCTGCGCCTGTAACGGAGCCATTTGTTTCCGATAGTACGGAAAGGCAATTTGCAAATATTCCTCCGGAGATTCTGGCTAGGATACTGGCTAATGAGAAGTTTGGCCGAGAACGGGTAGGATTAGCGTAATGGCTACTTCTCCCGTCGCCATGACAGCCCAGAGCAACGCAGTGCCGTCACCTATTGGCGGCTTGAACACTCGCGATTCTGTTGATCTGTTGCCAGAAACCGACGCCATCCGGCTGGATAACTTCTTCCCGGCTCGTTCTCACGTCCAAGTGCGTAACGGTTACGACGATCATGTCACCGGACTGCCGTCCACCGTTCAGAGCCTGATGGTTTACAACAGCGGCACCGCCAGCACGATGTTCGCGGCGAGTGGTGCCAATGTCTACGATGTAACCAGTGCCGGTGCCGTAGGCTCCGCCGTCATTACCAGTCTGTCGAATGCCCAGTTCCAGTGGGTGAATATGACGACTTCGGGCGGCTCGTTTCTGTTTATCTGCAATGGGGAAGATGCCCCACGACACTGGAACGGCTCCGCATGGGCTACGCCGACTCTCAGCAGTATTACCGCCGCCAATGTTATCCACGTTGAAGTCTACAAGGAGCGGTTGTTCTTTGTCCTGACGAACAGCCTGACATACGGCTATCTGCCGGTGAACAGCGTTGCCGGAACTGTCGCGTCCGTTAATCTGGGCAGCGTGTTCGCCAAGGGCGGCAAGTTGATGGCGATCAGCACATGGACACGCGACGGCGGCTCTGGCCCGGACGACAATATCCTGTTCTATACGGATCAGGGCGAAATCGCCATGTACACTGGCACCGATCCGGGTGATGCCACGAAATGGAGCCTCGTGGGCGTTTACACGGTTGGCCGTCCAATCGGGCGCAGATGTATGCTCCGCGTCGGTTCGGACTGCTATCTGGTGACGGAAAATGGCATCCTGCCGATGACACAGGTTCTCGGAACCGGCGAGGCAGCGCCCAACCGCGCCATCAGCGACAAGATCAGCAACAGCTACAACGATTCCGTCGTCAACTTCAAAGGCACCTTTGGGTGGCAGGGAATCATCTATCCGAAGGGCGGCTATGCGGCGATCAATGTCCCGGCATCAACAGGCGGGGATTTTATCCAGTATGTCGTCAATCTCGAAACAGGATCATGGGCGCGATTTACGGATCAGAACGCATACGTCTGGGTAATTTACGACAGCGATCTCTATTTCGGCGGCAATACCAAGGTTCATAAGGCCGACAGCGGCACGGATGACGCCGGTGCTGCCATAGAAGCAGTCGCCAAGACGGCGTTTATATACTTCGGGGGCAGAAGTGGGCCTAAACGGTACACGGCAATCCGTCCCGTTATGGCGAGCGATGCCGATCTGGAAGTCAGCATAGGGTTCGATGTCGATTTCCGTGATGGCACCACGACTTTCGTGCCCAGCACAACGTCCTCCATAGCTTCGGCGTGGGATACAGCAACGTGGGATTTGGCAACGTGGGGCGCACCCATCACAACCCAGCAGGCGTGGTTCAGCGTTGCGGACATTGGCTGGAACGCCGCCGTGCGTGTCCGCACCAGCACCACCCAGCAGTCCGTAAGATGGCTGGCAACGGATGTCCGTTATGAAATTGGTGTTGGCTTATGATGAGCGACTACATTTGGGACTTGCTGGAACCCGCTACAGAAGGGTTCGAGTGCT